CTCGTCTTCGTAAAAATATTGATTTCTCAGACCCCTGTAGTTCTTTCGGATGTCCGGATATTTTTCGCTAACTGCCTGTTCTCTCTTGCGGATCTCTTCCGCATTTGTCTCAATGACCATCTGGTCATGGGCAAGCCTCAGGTCTCTCGGAAAAAGGAAAATCTGGTTATGCAGGTCATACCCCCTCTGTATCCGCATATGCAGATAATCCACATAAGTGCGGGTTACGCCGCTTACAGCACCTGCTGCCCTTCCACACATGAGTTCCTGCATAGTATCAGGGATCTCACACCCGGAATACTGCTCTATCCTGTGCATGAATTTTGCTACTGTGGTATATTTCAATATTTCTTTCAGATCGTTCTGCCGTACCTGGCTTTCCGCAAGGAATATGCTTTCCTGTACTGTCACGTGAAGTCCCATCCGTTTCTCCATCTGCCACACTTTCAGATAGTCAGGGTTTCCCTGCAAGGTCTTCAGGTCCCTGAGCCTTCTTTTATAGATTCCAAGAAAACATTCCGGCTTTATGGCATCCTTGTCTGCTATGATCCCGCAGTAGCCCTCTACTATGGATTCCGCTATATGATGTAATCCCATTTTCACAAACATCTCTATCTGCGGCCATTGGATATATCTTTCGAGGTATTCTTTCAGGTTGTACATGGTCTTATGTTTTCCATACATCTCTGCTGCCGAATATCTCAGGAATGTGGTCCGGAGTTCTTTGTAGCTTTCCGGATATATCTTTGCTGCTTTAATCGAAATGTTGTTCATTCCGCACAAATTGCAGTCATCCCAGAATTCTCCGGAGTAAGAACTAAATTTATGATAATCTGTCTGTGGCCTTTTTCCTTTTTCCAGGTAAGTCCTTGCGATCTCAGTTATGATCATCTTTTCGCCTGCGCCTATCATGATCTCTTTTTCATCCAGGAAAGTATCCAGTCTGTATATTTTTTCTATCTCCACATATCTGATCACCGCTCCATCATCCTTATATCTCTGTGCAATAAAGCAGTTCATCCCATGCCCCCATACTCCTTTGGCCTTTCCCTGAGCCTTATACACCCCTGTAGCACCACAATGAGGGCACGTTCCCACCGAATCATGTTGCGGGACCGGGATTATCTTTTCAAACTGTCCCTCGTAGGTGTCTTTGCTTCTGACCGCTGCCTCCGTCACCTGTCCGCATGCAGAGCAGGCTATATCCGCATATCTTCCATGACGCTTGTAGTACAGGAAGTGTTCTGTTCCGATACCTGTTTTTTTCGCCCAGTCTTCCAGTCCTTTCGGAAGCGGCGGGGTGTTCTGTTCCCGTTCTTTAAGCCTGTCCGCACGTTTGTCTTCCCTTTTCTGGACTCTTTGCGCTTTGATGTTATAGATCAGGCTCTGCAGGGCACCTACCCAGGTGGTGTATTTCTGTTCCCACGTATCTCCAGTAAACTTCCACACCATATCTCCCTGGGACCTAGCCATATAACACTTGTTGTCTCTTTTTTTGCAGTTACTGCCAATCTTTTCCCTTTCTTCATCCAGACCTGCTGCCGACCAGACCCCTGCATCCGGATAATACAAGCCCCAGTCCTTCTGGGTAAACACCATCCGGATCCACGGGGTCTGCAGCTCCCGTTTTTTATTTTCGTAAACTTCAACAAACAGATGGCTCTCTCCACGGATATCCTGCAAAAATACAACTGCTGTGTTACGATACTGTTTGTCTGCCCTGACACCGCCCCGGAAAGGGATCTTTTCTATCTCCTTTTTCTTCATTTCCTGCTGCCTCCCAGATAGTAATCACGGATCAGTTTTTTTGCGGTACCCATGTCCGGATCTCCGAAGGTCACTTTTCTGGCGTTGACTCCTGCAGCCTTTATGATCTCCTTGTCCACAGGTACCTGGTTCTTAAAGGCATACTTCAAGATCTCTGCGATGCACTGCTTCAGGCTCTTTCCTTTCTTGCGGACCTGGTGTGCGACCATCTCATCCTCCATGCAGAGCCCACGGATATACTCCACCCAGTCATTCATCAGACCGGCCAGTTTCAGAGATCCGCATTCCACATCCAGTTTCCCCATGGCGGCCGTCACAGCATCGCAAAGATACGGGATATCGCCGGACTGATACATCTCAACATAGTCTTCCGGGATGCCGTTCTCCTGCGCCATCACTTTCAGGCTCTGAATATCTCCTTCATTCAGCAGGTTCTCTGCAAGCTCGTTGATCTCCCTGCAGCTGCTCATCTCTCCAAATCTTTCGAACATTTACATCTTCTCCTTTCGTTCACTTCATGCATTCTTCCCGGACTTTATCCGTAAAATACTGTAATTTACAACGATGACAGAACCAGTCCAGTTCTTCCTGTAACAGATCTTCCTGTCTGTGGCAGCACAGGTTATCGCAGACAAAGGTTCCCAATTCCTCAAGGCATTCATCTATTTCATCGCATTTACTCTGATTTCCCATTTCTTCCTCCCTGTTCAATAATGGTATCCTGACATCTGACACATTACTTTTTGCCCAGTTTGTTTCTCCACGTCTTTTTCGCATCTTCCCGCCGCCATCTGTTCCTGAAGCCAGCCGGAGTAACTGTGTTTATCAGTGTTTGCGGTTATTTCCAGTCGGTGTTTTTCTGCCAGCTCCCAGATGTTCTTCCATAAATCTGCATTTCTGATCAGGCCACCTTTTGAATCCTTCCAGGCCGTTTCTGCCATTTCTGAAAGTTTCGTAATGTGTGCCGCCACGTAAGCATCTTCTGTATGTACGCAGATTCTGCTTGTTTTCGTGATCCTGGATAGTGCAGCCGCAAGGTTCTGAAGGTTTGCACTGTGGTAAGTCCCGGATATACGGCTGAACCCTTCTACAGTCCGGATTGCGCCGGCGCAAATCGTCTCAAGGACATACCCGCACCTTCTGTCCATATTCTTTTGTACTTTGCTGTCTGTTTCCAGATATATGTCTACTTTCCACACTCTCTTCTCACCTCAGATCTGCAGCTTTATGCATGTATAATGCCGGTATGGGAACCCTGTGACCGGATTGATACCCATATGTACGGATTCCAGATCTATGTAATACCCTTTTGGAGCTTTTGGATAGATCATGTGTCCATACTTGTCCACCAGGCTCCTGCGGTTGATCACCTTCTGTTTTGGTTCTTTACGGATCAGGTTCCTAGAAGGGTGATATCTCTTTACGCCTTCCGGCTCCCATTCTTCCAGCGGCTTGGCGATATATTCTGCCAGATCCGCAAAGCCTCCGGTGTCATTGACAGAACGGATGTTGATGTGTCCCTTCGTCCACAACTCCGTAAAAATCATGTCTGTACCTGTGTTCTCTGTCTGGATCCGGTTCACTAGGATATGCACATGGGGTCCTCCACGTTTTCCGATCTGCAGGCGGTATATGTACTTCAGTTCTTTTCCTAGCTTCCGGTATCTTTTCCTTACCTTTTTGATCAGGTCCGTTACATCCTTCTTCATCTGTTCCCATGCGGGGCGGTCCCCTTTTCGGTATGTGATTGTCATCCAGTAATCATACTTTCCAAAGTTCCACTTGATCAGTCTTCTCAGGTCCCGCTCTCGCTTCCACTTGTTCTGCCTTTTGATATCCTCCGGAGAAGCTTTCTTCCTCTTCTCTCTCTTCTGTCCTCTGGCTCCATAACGTCCTGTGTGTTTCTCTTCTATCTCCAGGGATTCCCCACAGTCCCATAAGTGCCTTACATACGCACATCTCATATCTCACCTGGTCCTATCTCTAATACTCCTTATCAAGCCTGCAAGGGGACTTATACCCCAAAAATAAATACGGGCTTTTCACCCATGCCGCTTGACTGTTCTCCTCCCAGATGCTATGATGTTATTGAACGTTTACATCTGGGATTTTTCCCTTTGCCAGCACACTGCTATGTGCTGGCATTTTTTTTCTTCATTTCTGATACCCCGTCCCGACCACGGCCACAAACGCCACCTGCCAGAACAACCCTGCCATCAGGAGCATCTCTGCCGGGCTTCTCCACTGCCAAAATGGAAGGTTCGCTATTGGAAGGGCTATAAAAAGGGATATGATCGCATCTCGTTTCATTTTTTGCCTCTTTTCTTATGTTCCTCATCCACCAGAGGGCGGAGCTCTGCAAGTTCCTTCTACCCCACGGATTTTCTTATGTAATAATCATTCACTATCCGGGATACGTTATCTATGATCTTCTGATTGTCTTCCGGAGTGTTGTTCTTGCAGTAGTCGTCGTGGATCCGGATTACTCCTCCGGATCCGTTTTTGATTTCTTTGATAACTGCCATCTGGTTCACCTCCTGTTTTATCGTATGAAGATTGTATTTGTTGTGTTTATAGAATTTTTACTACTTTGTCGAACGCTTTTTCTTGTGTTTTCAACAGTACGCTCCTATTCTGTATATACAGGGTGCTGACACACCCGAGTACATATGGAAGGAGGGTTGATTATGCGAAGATCTCAGACACCGTTTAATGGCAAACGTTTTCTGCTTAATATCAATACCGGCGAAATTCACGACTTGGATAATGAAACAGCAGAATGCAAAATTGATGGGATGCCCAAACGGAAATGGCTGTTACTATTGCCTACGGGATAAAGACGATCGGTCTTAACCCTTCCTTACGACCTGCATCATTAATCCGGCGCAGGTCTTCTTCTGTTATCTTGCTTTCCAGATGTTCTACTAAAGCTTCTGGATTATCGTGGAATCTTTTTCCAAATTCTATAATTATGCGAGCTGCAAGATCTGTATTTGTCTGTTTTAAGAGATCAAATCTGTTCATTTTTTCCACCTCTTTATAAAAATTTAAGCAAATTGTCGAACGTCTTTCATTGACTGTCGAGCTGTATGCTCCTATCCTGTAAATACAGGCACTGCCATGCCGAGTATCAAAGAAAGGAGGATCTTTATGGAAAGAAAGTATTCTGTAACTGGTTTTTGTCCAAAAGCAAATAAGGACATCAAGGTATCAGCCACATATGTCTTCAACACTAATGTATGGGAAAAAGGCATTAGCGAACTCCCTTGTTCATCTCCGTGTAAAGACGAATGTCCTATTCTCGCTTCTGCTCCAGATGAATTAAGGAGTATCTAAAACCAGTTCTATTCCATTCTCCCTGCAAAGCTCTACCATTTTATCTTTAGGAATTACACCCGATGCAAGCAGTCTACTGATTGATATGTATTGTCCTTTATATGGTTCCGGCAATGCAGGGAGCATTTTTGCATCTAACGTAACATTCGTTGCTTTCAGTTCGATCTGTAACACAGGAAGTCCTTTGTTTTCTTTGTAACTCTGTGAAAATCTCACTCCTGCAACTCCCGGAAGCTCTTTTCCGTCAATGAAAATTTTTGTGTTTGTAATTCCATCTGTCTGAATTAATATTTGTGGTTTTCTTATGTTTTCCATCCTAATTCTCCTCTTGGTCTGACATAAATATTGACTTTCTACTGTTTCTCTCCTATTCTTTTCTTACAGGGCACTGGCATGCCCGAGTATCTCAAAAAGGAGAAAATATCATGCAATTAACACCTGACTGTATACGTGATGTTTTACTTGAACTTGAAACATTTCATATGGGTGCGTACAAAGCTGATGAATTTCAAAACTCTATATCATCACATGATCGTGAACAAGTTTTGTATACCCTCATTAAATTGTTTGAGGGTGGCTATATCAACGCTCAATACGAACGATCACCTACTGGCCAGTTGATTACATTTCGAGTTTATGATATGACTTTTCAAGGACATGAGTTTCTTGAAAAAATCCGGTCAGAAACCGTATGGGATCAAAAATTAAAACCTGTTTTTACAACCATCGGTTCCATGTCTTTGGATGTAATATCCAATGTAGCAAATAGCGTCATAACATCCCTCGTCTTAAAAAAACTGAACTTATAATTTAAAAAGCTTTTTTGCTGCGAAGTGGGTGCATTCTTCCAGATCCTGATTATCCGGAAGTTTGTATCCGCTTTTTTCGATATAATAGATAAGTGCTGCACAAGAAATGCTTCGAGTCAGCCACCCTACGGCGCATATCGCTGTTGATATAACAAAAACTGCTGTTATCACCTCTCTCACCTCCTAAGCTGGTTCTTTCTGATTGTTGACTTTTGCTTGTTCTTCTCCTATTCTGTTATTACAGACATAGCTCTTCTTTTTCAGATAAGTCAGTTTATACTCCGTTTGAGGAAACCGATTACTATAAGACTTTTTCTTCAAAAGCTATTCGCTCTTACGCTTCAAAAAGAGCAACTATTCATAAATATCTTGGTTTTTTCACTCCTCTTGGGAAGAATTTTTTTGAAGTCTGCGTAAAGTAACCAACGTATTTTCATTGCTTTTAATTGTCATTTCACACATTTCTTTTACATAGCCATCTACTTTCTTGAAATAGTAGGTGGCTACTATTTTGGCTGTGATTGCTGATACAATTACGGATGCCATAATCACTATCACCTCTCTCACCTCCTATCCGGCCTCGACACCCTTCTGACTTTTTCACTGTTTCTAACATTATTTCATATTGACTTTTACTCATTCTCCTTCTATTCTTTAATTATCCATGCTGGTACACTAATAAAAAAAGAAAAGAGGTATTTCTATGGCAACTTATAATATTTCCAGTCTTCTTTCTCGTTTAGCTGAAATAAAGCAGGACGGCTACTCATTTGTTGATATTACTGAACTCTCAGCAGATGATGAATTCCCAGAATCATTACATTTTGATGCCCTTGATGAATTCGAGACGGTTGATTACGAAGAAATTGAATCTATTGATCTAGATAATCTTCCAGACAGTACTACAAACCGCCATTCGGTCGATGATTTGTGTGGTACTCTGCTTTTCACCTACAAAGAGCTTGGTCTCCTTGAAAACGCTTTATCAAATACACTTCAATTCATTAAACAAGAATCCACGAATGATTCATATACTTCTGAAGAAAAACGCGAAATGAAAAAAGATGCTGTTGAATTTCGTAATCTTCAAGCCAAACTTGCTCATTTTCTCAAAGGTGTTGTTTCCGTTAAATAAATTTTCTCTTTTGTGTCCCGTTTCTTGCGGGGCACATATTTTCTGGAATTGAGTTCCAGTCTCCAGTTAAGTTCTTTCTTTCCTTCTAACTCTCTTCTCCTGGCAATCCTTCTAATACAATTTCGAATTTCACTTATTTCCTCGCTTGTAATTCCATTTGCGCAAACATTTAATGAGTTCTCTGTTATTTGTTGCATCTCAATCCCCTCCTATCCGGCCTTGCGGGCCTCAATGGTTGTCCTGTAACTCTTCTTTCCTGTAATACTGTTGTAATATCTTTCATAAAATGCTAAAATTCTTTCATAATATAATGAAAAGAGGTATTTTATGTCGGATTACAATGATTCTCTCAAACGCATGACTAAAATCATGTCTGATAGTTTGCTTTGTACATCACAATTTCATAAAGCCGTAACTTCTTCTACTGCTTTTGCTACTACTCAAAGT